CCTTTAGGGGAATAGGTTGCAACCTTTGGTTCTCTGTTACCACCTTGCATGGTAAGTAACGTAGGTGCTTTACCATCCATGTGATAGACTTCTTTAGTTGCTCTGTAGTTATAATGTGCATACTCTTCTGCTTGTCCTACAGGTATAAGTCTATCAACAATAGTCATGCCATTGTTACCTGCACCTTTGTACATAGTAGCAGTTGCACACAATGCCTTTTGATTAGGGTTCTTGTGATGTCTTGCATTACGTTCATTGATAGGAACAGGTGGCTCGTCATGGTCAGTCTGTAATATATCTTTAAGTACCAAACCTTTGTCTTCCATAGGTGGTATGATTATCTGTTCATACTTGCCATTGACTAGCATACCAAACCAATAGTTTCTCCATCTGTTTTGTGCAGATGCTACACTTGAGTTTCGTAACTGTGGTGGGAATCCTATGTGTTCTGTAATCACATCTTCAAACTGTTTCTTCATTCGTACATTCTCAAGTAATACATATTTAGGTTTTAACTCATTCATAATTCTTATGAACTCAAAGAATAACTTAGAACGTGGGTCATCAAATGCCAACTGTTTTCCTGCAAAAGAAAATCCTTGACATGGTGAGCCACAGAGAAGTAAATCAATCTTAGGTAAATCCTCAGTATTTATTTTAGTTACATCCCCCAACTGTATTATGTCAGGATGATTTTTGTTTGCTATTTTAATAGCATAAGGGTCAATCTCTGCAGAAAAATACTTACCTACAGGTAATTCTGCTCTGTCCATAGCAAGTCTTCCTGCTTCCAAACCACCAAATAAATTTAATGTATTCAATACATTCATTGTGTTTTCTCCTTTCTAATTGGCATACAACCAACATGAATTATTTCAGATTTTGTAAGTCTAGGTTGAATTATTTCATATATACTTTCGTCAAGACTTTTCTTATTCTGAGTGTAAAATAAATTACACTCATTATAAGATGAGAACGTTCTCTGCTCAGATATACTGTTCAGAGTTCTATCCTCTGTCATGAACATGACGTAGAGAACCCAAATCATTAGGCTACTAACAAGTCTTGGAAAGGTTTAGAATCTACCCATTGAGCAACCTGTTGCTCTCTGTTCCACATAGACTGTGCTTGGGTATCATTACCTGTATTACGTAATGAGAAACCATTTCTCTCATCTGCATAAGATGAGTAGTTAGTAAATGCAGAATACAAAGCATACATATTCTTACCTCTCTTGCTTATCTCTTGTTGTGCAAGAGAATACATCTTCTTAGAAAGTCTTTCAGACTTTACTATCTTATCAAGAAGTAATCTTACATTCGCCTTGATAGGTGTCTCTGCCCATACCTGTAACATTCTGCAATGCTCATCAAAGTCTTGCCTTGCAGTTGTCAAGTCAGATATAAAGTTCTCCATGCTAAACCCACTTGTGTTTTTCTTTTTGAGTTGAGCATACTTACCTCTAACTTGTTTGTTAGTACAAAAGAAATCAATACCCCCAAACAATGCTATGTTAGAACATGAGCCATCAATACCATGAAGTAAAATGATTCTCTCATTTACTTCTGTCTGATGCTTGTCAGATGTTATCTTGTATGACACATTAGGTAATGTTATATCTAACATTGCCCATGCAGTATCTCTACAGATTCTCCACTTGACCTTCACATCTTCTAACTCATGTGGTTCTCTATTGCTAACAATAGCTTCCTCACACCCATAGAAGTATGTAGGGTGGTCAACACACTTGAATGTGTTGCTCACATGACTACAAGCCTTGTCTGTCATGGTATTAATACCAAACTTGTACCCATTTAATCGACTAGGCTCGTACCTAATCCCATAGTTTAGACTCTCGTCTATCTCAAATAATCTTGGTGTTACATCTAATGGCATAATTATTCTCCTTTCTTGTTGTCAATATAAACTCTTAAATGTGTTGAGTCTTCAATGGATTGTCCATATGAAGCCTTGCCTGTGCCATACAACTCAGGCTTGAGGTGTTGCCCTCGCACTCTCATGGTGTATGACTCGTCATTGAGATACATCTTCATACCTCGTGTTAACTTCTTGCCATACTCATCATTAGGTATCTCAGAGAATACGTATCTCCACCCTTGAGTGTAGCAATCATTAGCATATGCTTTTCTCCATCTACGTTCTTCTTTGCCAAGTTTATCTATGGTCTCATCTTTCTCTTCAATGATACCCTTCAAAGTTTCTACTTGACTACGTAGTCCATTGATAATGCTATCTTTGGCTTTGGTAACATCAACAACTCTACCCATATGCTTAGACCTGTCTAACATATTCTCTTGCTCAGATAACTTAACAAATGCTCTTACCATGTGTTGAAAGTCCATGTGTGAGATAGGTATCTCTTTACCCTCTGCTTCTGAATAATATGTCTTGTTGTTCAAGTCATACATATCACTTGCTAGTCTACCTGATTCATTAATCAGACCTAACATCTGTACTAGTCTATGTATCTTCATATTAATACTCCTCTACAAATATAAATTCAATTCTTGCTTTTGGATATACTGCTCTTGCCATATCTATGGCATGGTCAATCGCATAGTTGTATCCACTCTTTTCTAAGGCTTGTGGGTGTACATTCACTTTACCTTTGTTGCCATCAATAGACAACCCCACCACCCAAAAGGGTGAGGGGTATGTGCTACGATTAGGCAAGGTGCTAATCTTATTAAACATTAGGCAACCTTACCTTTTCTACCAACTTTAGCAGTAGCTAACTTTGGTAAAGTCTTGGCTTCAAAGACACCAAAAGAGATAGCCTTGTAAGGCTTACCCTTTAGCTCTGCTCTACACAATGATGCTAAGTCTTGCATAGCAATCATGAATGCAGATGAAGAGGTATTCTGTATGTAGAAGCCTGAGTCTTTTCTAGACTCTCTAGCAGTCTCAAGCACTAGGTCATACACTCTCTCCTTAGAGAGTTTCTTACCTGTAACTTGTGTATATAGGCTAGACGTAACCTCGTACAACTTTTGACCTCGCTCAGTCAAGCATTGACCTGTACGACCTGTAGATTGTTTCCAATATGAAACATTGATATTTTTCTTACTCATGATAAACTCCTTTCGTTTGTTGGTTAAGTAAGGTGTCCGACAATCGGACTGTTGTTTTGCTAGGCAAAAAACTTCTCTTGCCTTGCGTGTTTAACTTTTCTCTGCAACTTACGTTCACGCTTCCACTCGTCACGCTTCTGTTTTTTTGCAGTTTTCTTTACAGAAATTTTCTCAAACATTTTATCCTCATACTTTCGCATTGCGTTTCTCCTTTTTTCTATTGTATGAACCTTTGCCCTTCTTGTTAGGCACAACTTGTTTCTTGATAAACATGAGTGCCTTTGCAATAGGGTTAATCTTTTTTATCTTCATTCTAAATCTCCAATTTATAATGCTTGTTAGTTTGTCCATGCTCCACAACTAGAACAGTATTACCTGCTCTATTATCTGTAGGTGGAAACTTTATACCTGCTACATGGTAACCCATGTTAAGTAGCTTCCATTGTAACTCCTCGAAGGATACCTTCTTGGTAAAGATAAATTCGTGGAACAAATCCTTGATTGTTATTGATGTTAAAATTTTCATATCGCACTCCATATATATGTTATATAACTACTTTCATTGAAAGTCAAGTAGTTATATAACTTATTCTGTTGATTAAATGTATACTCGTGGGTATCTACCATGATTGTTGTCCAAAGTTTCCATACGAATCCAACCCACCCAATCTCTTGGCATTTCATTCCACTCGTTAGGCTTCCATTGATTAGCACCCATACCTTGATGCATGAAATAATCGTCAGTATGAGGGTTATATTTAACCCTATCCCAATCAATATCAGGCTTTGCCTTTATGCTTACACCACCTTTGTCGTAGATATAGCCTACTGCGAAGGCATGGACATTCTTGCTACCTTTTTCATAGGCATCTATGCCATCCCATGCCTTAACACTTTGTCTAACTCTCTTTTGCCCACTCTCTCGGACAACAAAATATCCATCTCTGAGAGTGAGATATTGCTTGTAGTCAATAACTCTATTTGTTTTGCAACTTTGGATACTCCAAGTGTGCTTGTGTAAGTTCCAATATACACGTACTTTTTCCATTACTTTTTCTCCTCATAATCTACTTCGATATTCCAAGAAAATGATGGGTCTTCGCCTAGGCTTATACCCATATCTATGAGAGCATCTGTGACCATCTCACTAACTAACTCTGCATCTCTTTTACTGATTTTATCAGTAATGTTTACTGTTTTTATACTCATGTTAAACTCCGTTTAATGTTGAACTATTGCTATGCTCTTTGCCTTGACTTCAGACCCACCACAGAGCATACATGATGAGCATTGTACTCGTCTGCCCATTTCTTTTGACGCAGGACAAAGTATCTCTTGACCCTTGACAACTTCGTTGACATCTTGAATGACACGAAAAGTTCTGTGTCCAAAATCCCAATGCTTCTTGGCAGTAGCCAAGTTATCTGCACTAACCATATACATGGTTGGGTCGAAACTAGAGTTAGGGTTGTCATACTGATGACAGTATGCAGTATGTTTTCTAGCATCTTGTATCAAGCTATCCCAAATATATTTGGGTACTGCACCACCATCACCATAAGTTCCAATCCTTACATCTTTACCTTTGCCAAGCAAAGCCAATGCATCATGCCCTTGCATGGAAGGATATGCACCCTTGACCCATGACCTCCAAACATTAAGCACCCCTTGAAATAACTTGACGTAGCAAGTTCTTCCAATAGCTTGTTTACGATTAGGGTCGTTAGTTGGTGTACCTCTATGAGGACATTGACCACAGTTAGCTTCGTCTAAGCCTTGCTTAGAAGCATCTCTAGGGTCATGAGGTGTGATGATGTATGTCTGCATCATAGCACCAGTTTTTGAATTACTTGACTTACTAGTCAAGGCAATGGCAATGATACGTTCCCCATTAAGTAGGGAAGCACCATCATAAATCACATATCCATTTGGCATAATTAACTCCTAGTTAAAAGTGTCCGACAGTCGGACTGTTAGTGTAAAATTATTCTAATTTTATTAGCAAGTAAATCTAAATCTTCTTTAGATTCAATCTTGTGCAATATGTCTTCTAATACTTTAGTATTAATTATCATTGTTTTATCACTCCATTGTGATGGTGTAATTTCTTTTTCCATTTTAAACTCCTAGTTTAATTTTGTTTGAGAAAGTGCCTCGACCACAAGGCACAATCTCACTCCAACGAAACTGTTATATATATTATTTATATATTCATATATATTCATATATAAATAATTATATTACTCAGGAAGCAATGCTTCTGCTTGTGCTTCCTTGTGTACTATTTCTTCTTCAACATAAGCCATAGCTTCGCTATAAGTCATGTTTTCTTTTTCCATGAGTTCGCTTACACGTAACTCTACGTATGAATCCCACATTAGTCATTCCTTTTCATGTAAATTATTACTAGTCCTGTAACTAGTAATAGTAATCCCATAGCACCAAAAGATGCTACAATTAATATTCCCAAAGGGAAATGTTGATTAGCTTCAACACTCATGTAGTAACCATAAGGGTTACTCATGGTATCCCAAGCCATTAA